ATGCAAGTGGAGGAATATTTCCATCTGGTAGTAATACTCTTAATTTGAATACCAATGGTAATTCAATAACCAATATTGGCGATCTAAATAATGACAATAACAATACAAATATTCAAGTTGATGACTCTACTGGAACAATCACACTAAGTGCGTCTGTGGGTGGTATAGACAACAACGGAAATTTCCTTAATCAAGTATCGGCTCCATCTTTTGCCGACACCTATTCGTTTTGCCAAACTTATAGAACCACTACATCTGGAGTCACAGCCAATCAAACTATTGCTACAATACCGGAGGTTTACGAGACTGCTCTCTCTACAATGAACAATCCTGCGTTTGAGGTCACAATTTCTGCTCGTGATACTGTGCTGAACAAAACTGAAATGTTGAAGATGTTGGTGGTGCATGACGGAACCAATACCGTAAACACGCAATACGGCTTGCTTCGCACAGGAGCAACTGGCCCTGTTTCATCTTACAGTACAACTTTGAGTGGTACATCGGTTAAAAACTTGTTGATTCGTGCCACGCCACTTTCAGCCAACAGCACCGTATTCACAACCACCGTGCGTGCTCAATCAAACGGGTAATGACTAGGAGATAAAATGCCAGATATTATACAACCATTCGTAGCAATTTTGGGTCTAGCGGTAGGTGTTACTGCAACCACAGTTATTAGTGAGAATGCAACGATTCCTGTAGCGGTTACATCATTCAATGGACTAACGGGAGCGGTTACTGGTGTTGGAAGATTTAATGGTGTTACAGGAGATGTAAAGCGATACGGATTTTCTGATACCAATCACGAAACTCGTTCGGGTAGCAATGCCCAAAGCGATTTTATTGCTTTCAATGATTTTATAGTCAACAACCTTTCTTCGGCTGTTCCAAACGGTGGATGGCTTGCCGCAAACGCAAACGGTGGCTCTCTTACTGTTACTACCGTACACACTACAAGTTACGGATTCGATAAATGTAACGGTGTTGTTGGATTTATTACAGGTACAACAACCAATACTACTGGTTACGCTGGTTGCCTGCTTCAAGCCAGTTTAATTCCTGGAATTCCAACCCCATCCGCTGGTTATGTGACCAAGTACGAACACGAATGCAGATTTATGACTGATACTGATGTAACATCACAAGACACAAAAACACGAATTGGGTTTGCAGACACATGGACAAATGCCATTCCTGGAGATGGTGTATATTTTGAACGAGAGTACAACAATTCTACACCAAATTTAGAAACTACATTTAAGGTAGTATTCCGAAATGGTAGTGCAGAAGAACGAATTGATACCGGCGTAACTTTTTCTGCTAGCACAATCTACAGAACATATCTCTGTGTTGAACGAGATACTGCTGGCACAGTCACTACCACATGGGAAATACTAAACGACACCACGAGTGTAACATCTGGTGGAACTGCTGCTCCCACTACGACTGCAAGACTTCCGTTGGCAAGCACTGATTACATTAATCCCGGACTCATTATACAAAAAACAGGAAGTGCTACCACCGCAACAAGTCGGCTTATACGAGTAGATTATATTGGAACTCGCATACGAAGACCACTAAACAGAAGTATGAAATTGTTTGGTTAAAAGGATAACATATGGCAAACCCAAGACCACTCTCCATAGTAAAAGTTAAATCAAATATGCTCAACGATTTCAGAGTGGAGTCTTTTGGACTCCGACCCGAAGACCGTTTTGTTTATCTTGGAGAAATTGCACAAGATCCTACGCGATGTATAGTGGAAGGAATCTATTGCGGAAAAAGAGTTCCGTATTTGTTTGTTGACATGTTTGAAGAAGTTGATCCAACAGATTTTTGATTTATAACTAAAAATTCAAAACTACTCCAGAATTTTCGTTCGGTTCTGAAGATATTTGAATCTTGCTGCAAGATAATTGACACCAAAATAATTCATGCTATAATTACCCGACTTCTCCGCTTTTGGGGGAGTCGTGTCCTAAATACAGGAACACTAAAACTAGGAGAAATAAAATGAGTGACTTCAACGGATTGCCTACCCCTTATCAGTCGTTTATCCATCTTTCGCGTTACAGCAGATGGATGCCAGAAAAGAATCGCAGAGAAACATGGGAGGAAACCGTTGCTCGTTATTTTAATTTCTTTGAGAAGCATCTTGAAACCAAGTGTGGATACAAGGTGGAAAAGTCGGTTCGCAACGAACTTGAAACCGCTGTTCTGAATCTTGAAGTGATGCCTTCCATGCGAGCATTGATGACCGCAGGTGAAGCACTTGAGCGTGACCATGTTGCAGGTTACAACTGTGCGTTTGTTGCTCTGAATCGTCTTCGTGCGTTTGATGAAATCCTCTACATCCTCATGTGCGGTACAGGCGTAGGCTTCTCGGTTGAGCAGCAGTTTGTAAACAAGTTGCCAACCATTGCAGAAGAGTTCAGCGATAGCGATACGGTAATCGTTGTTGAGGACAGCAAAATTGGTTGGGCAAAGGCATACAAGGAACTAATGTCGCTGCTTGTTGGCGGTCAGATTCCAAAGTGGGATACTTCAAAGGTTCGTGGTGCTGGCGCAAGACTAAAGACTTTCGGTGGTAGAGCATCGGGCCCAAGACCACTTGAAGACCTGTTCCGTTTCTGTGTTGATACCTTCAAGAAGGCAGCGGGACGCAAGTTGACTTCTATTGAGGTTCACGATATCGTTTGCAAGATTGCTGAGATTGTTGTGGTTGGTGGCGTTCGTCGTTCTGCTCTCATTTCTCTATCTGATCTAAACGATGAGCGTATGCGTGGAGCCAAGACGGGTGCATGGTGGGAAGCCAACGCACAGCGAGCCTTGGCTAACAACTCTGCTGTCTATAAGGAGCGTCCTGAAGTAGGAACATTCATGGAAGAATGGCTATCACTTTACAACTCTAAGTCAGGCGAGCGTGGCATCTTTAATCGTGATGCTGCCAAGCGAACTGTTGCGAAGTTGGGTGATCGTCGTGATCCAAACCATGAGTTCGGAACTAATCCTTGCTCCGAGATTATTCTTCGTGATCGTGAGTTCTGCAATCTCAGCGAGGTTGTGGTTCGCAGAGAAGATACTGAAGAAACTTTGAAGCGTAAGGTTCGTCTTGCTGCAATTCTTGGCACATGGCAGGCTAGTCTTGTAGACTTCCGTTATCTGTCAAGCGAGTGGCGCAAGAACTGCACGGAAGAAGCCTTGCTTGGTGTGTCTCTCACAGGCATCTTGGATAATCCAATCATGCGAGATAATCGTGAAGGTCTACACAATATGCTTAACGATCTTCGTGAACATGCGGTAGAAATAAACGCAAAGTGGGCAAGCAAACTTAAGATTTCTCCTGCCGCAGCGATTAGTTGTGTGAAGCCAAGCGGAACCGTATCTCAGTTGACGGATGCGGCTTCAGGCATTCACGCTCGTCACAATCCGTATTACATTCGCACCGTTCGTGCAGATCGTAAAGACCCGCTGTGTCAATTCATGTTGGACAAAGGCTTCCCCGCAGAGCCGTGTGCCATGAAGCCGGATTCCGTCATGGTGTTCTCGTTCCCAATGAAGTCACCCAAGGGCTGCATTACACGAAACGATATGACTGCGGTTGAGCATCTTGAACTTTGGTTAACTTATCAAAAATATTGGACAGAACATAAGCCAAGTATAACTGTTACTGTTAAAGAACATGAGTGGTTTGAAGTTGGGGCTTGGGTTTATAAGCATCTAGATCTAGTTTCAGGTATTTCTTTCCTACCGCACTCGGATCACTCCTATAAGCAGGCTCCCTATCAGGACTGCACCAAGGAGGAATACGAAGCCTTCTTGCAGCGTATGCCTAAGGATGTGGATTGGGCTGAGTTAAGTAAGTATGAAAAGGAAGATAACACAACGGGAACTCAGCAATTTGCTTGCACGGCAAATTCTTGTGAACTTGTGGATATAGTTCAAAGTTAAACTTTAAATGTTTAATTCTCCGTTTGAAAATTTGAGTGTTGTTGCTGATAGCGATTTATCTGAAATCGAGTGGAGAGCAAAATTTTTAGAAACGGAAACAAACAGAAAAAGAAAATTTCGATGTGTTGCCGTAAAAAATGAAAATGAACTTCGATATTCAGAATATTTAATTTCTTATTTTATAGATGGAGAATGGGAAATGATTAAATCGGAAACAGAAACATATTCTCCTGCTCTGCTTGAATCTTACGAAAAACACTATAGAGATTTAAATGTTTCGCCCCCAAAACTTCAGGTAAAGCACATGGTTTCTAAAATTTTAGCAACTATGGTGGTTGTGTTTAGAAGTTTTAAAGAAATTGCTAGTCCGGATGTGATTTTATTCCACGCATATTATCGTAAAAATTCAGGGAAACCTTCTAGAATAAACTTATATCGTTCTGTTTTAAAAAGATTTAAGTCGGAAATACATGAGAACGGATATGCGGTGTATGAAACAGAAAAACTGACAACGATTGATGAACCTGAAACAGGAGTGATATTTTATATTGTTAAACAAACTCCTGTACTACAAGAGCAATTCATCAAGGAAAATACAAAGGCTTTGTAATAGATCAACTATGAAAATTGTAGGAATTGACTATTCGTTATGCTCGCCGTGTGTTGCTGTAACAACAGACGGCGGGCTATCCTACCAAGCCCATTATCTTACTCAAACTAAAAAGTTTCTAGGTGATTTTAAATTTGGTAACTTTTTAATAAAAGGATGGGAATATCCTTCTTGGACGACACCTGAGGAACGCTATCAGGGGCTCTCAGAATGGGCTATAAGCCTCGCTGGTGCGTCCGAGCGAGTAATGATAGAGGACTATGCTCTTGGAGCCAAAGGGCGTGTTTTCCATATCGGAGAGAACGCTGGATTATTAAAATGGAAACTGTGGAACTCTAAAATTTCCTTTAAAGTTGTAGGCCCAACGGTTCTTAAAAAATGGGCAACAGGCAAAGGAAATGCCGATAAAGAGAAAATGCATGCGGCATTCAAGCAGCGTTTCGGATTAGATTTGCAAGCCCGTCTATCAGGCGGTAAAGGCAAGATAGGCAATCCAGTAAGCGATGTGGTGGATGCCGTATGGCTATGTCAGTACGCGATAGAGAATTAAGGAACAGCAATCCAAGTTTCTAGTGTTGCAGTCATTCGCTTCCAACGATTGGTTCCCACACAAATATACAAAGTATCAGAACTCCAAGCAATCTGTCCTGTTATTCCTTGACTAGTATGCGTTTCTGGTGGAGCAACCGCGCCTGTTGCTGTTATTGGATAAAGGCGTACATTTCCTGTTAACCCGTTATAAGATTGAACATAATTCCCAACAGGCCCTGTTGCTCCTGTAGCACCCGCAACACCTTGAATGCCTTGAATGCCTTGAATGCCCTGTGATCCGGTTTCTCCTTTAGCACCAGTTGCTCCTTGAAGACCCATTGCTCCTTGAGGACCAACGATGCTCATCCCCTCTCCCATAGAAACAGGAGTAACCAATCCGGTATTTGAAATTTCTACTGAAGATACGAGTTGAGGAATACTCGCTCCCAAAGAAACAGAAGATACTGTTCCTACAGAAAGATCTATTGAAGATATGGGCCCTGTAGATGTGCCCCCAACAATCACCACGCTAATATCTGGCGAACACATTAAATTCTCGTAACTTCAGGATATACAGTAACCATTCCCTGAACAAGACGCTGAACCATTGTTCCGTTGTTGGAATGCAATTCTACATCATAAAAATAAACACCAGGTTTTACTGCTGCTGTATTTGTCGCACCCATGAAAACCGTAATGTATCCGGTTCCACCAGTAATCGCTGTTCCTAAAGTTATTGCGGTTTCTGAAGTATAATACTTACGCATCTGACAATAAGCAGTGCTGCCTGAAAGACCTATTGCATTACCTAAAGAATCTTTAGCAACTATGCTGAAAGCAAAATTTGCTCCCTGATCCATATCGTGATTGATGCTTACTGCCATTACTGTACCCTTTGTGCAAGATAGTATTTGAACCCGACTACTTCATTACTAAATCCGCCACAAACTCCTCTAAATTTCCAAACACCAGGCAATTTTACATATGAACAATCATTATTTTCTTTACCAAAAAACCAACAAAAAATTTGGTTTTGAACATTTTCTTTTTCATACATGTAAATGTTGTTTAGTATACTATTAACTTTAATTCCATTATTAAGATATGGAATATCTACCTCTTCTTGTGAACAAACTACTGATACTGATATAATAGAACCAATAAAAAAATCGTCGCTTATGTTTGGTATAAAAGATTCTACATTTTTATAAAGATTATCTGTGTATTGTTTGGAAAATATTACTGACTCTTTTATTTCTTCTTTTATTTGTTCTCTGAATTTTTGTATTTTTTTTTCTAGTTGTTCATTCAAATCATTAATTTTAGAGTTGGTATTTTTTTCCGAATGGAAATGATAGGCTTTGTTTTGAGTTTCAATATACTCTTGTAGTTTTGTATCAAACATATTATCCCATTATTTGAACTGTAATTAAATCACCAAAATCTGTATTAACAGTTCCTGATCTTGTAATAACCTCTACACCAGTTATTCCGGAATTCCTAGCAATAATTTGAGGTGTGGTTTGTAAAGCACCACCTACTCTGCCGCTAAAAGATGTTAAAATTGCTGCACTAGTTCCGCCCGCAGCACTATGAGTTATAATGTAAGTTCCGGTGCCGTCTTTACGAACTGCCATATTGGAACCGCTTCTGCTGATTAATCCTCCTGCACCATTAAAAACAATCCAACCAGTTTTATTATCAATAGTAATAGTATTAACTTCAGATTCT